TTGAATCTTTTTCTGGTAATAATGTTTTTTTATATGATATTCCAGATAAATCTAGTTTAAAAATCGGAGATCATGTAGATATTTTAAATAGAAATTCTGAGAGTATTGTTTTAGAAAACGTAATAATTTTAAATATTATTTCAAACAAATTAATATTAAACGTAAATATAACTAATGTAGATCAAAAAACAGAATTAAGTATTAGAAGAAAATTAAGTTATTCTTCTAGTTCAGGAATACCACTGAAGTATGATAATATAACTTCAAATATACAAAACACTTATATTGAAAAAATTGGAGATGAAGAATTTATTAATATTGCAGCAAACTCTCTTCCAGATTATCCTATAGGTTGCAATTATAAATCTTCTTCTTTAATAATAAATTCTTCCTCAAATTTGGATCAAATATTTCAAGGATATGATGAAGGAGATCTAACATATTCTATAATATCATTTAAAAATAATGTTCCATTTAATAATGGAGATGCTGTTGTTTATACTGGATCTAATAAACCTTTATTTAACTTATCTTTTGGAAAAATATATTATATTCAAGTTTTAGTAAATGGAACCGAAAAAAACAAAATAAGGTTATATAATTCTAGATCTTTTATAGAATCCAACAATTATATTAAATTTGATTTATCTGAGGGTTATGTAGGAACTCACACATTTACCTTAGAATCTCAAAATGATAAATTAATTGAACCAAAAAAATATCTATTAAAGTTTCCTTTAAAACAAAATATAGAATCTGGAAAAAATATTCCAACACCAGTTGGATCAACAGGAGTTTTAATAAATGGTGTTGAAATTGTAAATTATAAATCAAATGATAAATTATATTTCGGACCAATAGAAAATGTAAGAATTTATAATTCTGGGAAAGATTATGATGTAATAAATTTACCAAAAATTAAAATTTCTTCTCCCATTGGGGTTGGGTCTACTGCTTATGCCGATGCGGTTATTAGAGGTTCTGTTAGAGAGGTAATAGTAGATCCAAATCAAGTTGATTTGGTAAGAGTTGTTTCTGCATCAATTTCTGGAGGAAATGGATCTGGTGCTGTATTGGAACCAATCTTAGAAAAAACTTTTAGAGAAATTGAATTTGATTCTGATCTATCACTATATGGTGGAGGGATAGATAAAGATAATGATAGTCTTACATTTTTAAAAAATCATAACTTAAAAAATGGAACACCAATTGTATATAACAATAATGGAAATACTTCCATAGGTATTGGAACTTTTGATGGATTAAATACCGATCAAAATTTATACTTGGAGAATGGTGAAACATATTACCCAGAAATAATTAATTCTAGAGCAATAAAATTATATAAAACTATTTCTGATTTAAATTCTGGAATTAATACTGTAGGATTTACTACTGTGAATTCTGGTGGTATTCATAAATTTAGGCTTTTAGAAGGAAAAAATGTTTTAAAAAATATCAAAGTTTTAAATAGCGGAAGTGGATATGAAAATAGATCTTTAAAGGTTAATCCATCTGGAATTTCAACAATTAATGATAGTATTAGTTTCATAAACCATAATTTTAATGATGGAGATTTGGTCGAGTATCAAACGACTGGATCTGTTATTTCTGGATTGTCTACAGAAAAAAATTATTATGTTTTAAAACTTGATGATAATTCTTTTAGACTTTGTGATGCTGGATACGTTGGAGTTGGTGCAGCAAAAACTGATTATTTAAGAAAAAAATACGTAAACTTTGAAAGTTCTGGAATTGGATATCAAATATTTTCATATCCAAAAATTACATTATCTTTGAATGTTGAATACTCTGGTTTTATAGGAACAATAACTGCAACACCAATTGTTAGGGGAAATTTAGTAGATTGTTACTTATATGAAAATGGATCTGGATATGGTTCACAAATTATGAATTTTCATAAAAAACCAAGTATATCAATATTAAATGGTGTTAATGCCCAAGTTAAACCAATTGTAAATAAAGGAAAAATAATTGCTGTAGAACTACAAAACGGTGGTCAAAATTATTATTCAACTCCAGATTTAGTGGTAAATGGAAATGGAACGGGTGCAAAATTAAGAGCTGTTATTTCAAATGGATCAATAGTTAAAGTCATAGTTATAAATCAAGGTGTAAATTATGATAAAAATAATACTACAGTAAGTGTTATTTCTGCTGGAAGAAATGCAGTATTAAATTGTTCCGTGAAACCTTTAACAGTTAACAACTTTAAAAGATTTTCAGATGAAATAGCTCAAGAATTTAATGATAATTTATCTTATGGATTAGTTGGATATTCTACTATTAGAGAAGGTAGTAGTTTTTCAGATCCTACATTAGAATCTGGACATTCAAAAATTATTGGATATGCATACGATGGAAATCCAATCTATGGACCTTTTGGATTTTCTGATCCAAACGACGATAATTCTACTATAAAAAAATTAGAAACAGGATATGTTTTAGATCCTTCTTCAGTAAAAAGTAGACCATCAATTATTGATTTTGAACCTGGATTTTTTGTAGAAGATTATATATTTTCTAATACTGGAGATTTGGATATTCATAATGGGAGATTTGCAAAAACTCCAGAATTTCCGGAAGGAATTTATGCATATTATGTTGGGGTAACAACTGATACTAATACCAACACCTTAATTCCGAAATTTCCATATTTTATAGGAAATTTTTATCGTTCTTCATTAGATAATACTTCTATATTTGATCAATCGTTTGATTTTAATTCTTCAAATTTAGTAAGAAACACTTTTCCTTATAGATTAAATGAATTAAATTCCGGAAATGATTTTATACCAGAAGCAAATGACACTTTAAGACAAACTTCAATTATAAACTCAATTTCTTTAGGTGAAATTGAAGAAATTGAAATAAAAAATCCAGGAGAAAATTATGAAGTAAATGATTCTATCTCAATTTTTTCAAAAACTGGAGGAGGATCTTCTGCAATCGTCAGTAAAATTAAAGGAAAGGAAATATATGGTTTAGAAACTAATTTTATTAAATATGAAAATGTTGTTTTTTCTTGGTTAGATGAAAATACTGTTTCTGCAAATATAAACCCACATCATAATTTTATAAACGGTGACAGTGTAAATATTTCTGGATTATCCACAAGTATAAAAAATTTATCAGGATTTAAAGTAATTAGTTTTTCTCCAGAAGTAACAAGTTTAGCAAGTTCAATTTCTGCAAATTCAACTGTTGGTATTGTTACAGATATAAGTATTTTTTCTCCAATATCGAAATTGAGTGTTGGCAGTTCAATTGGAATTGGAACAGAAACTTTTTCAGTTCTTAATATTTTTGATAATGAAAAAATATTAAGAGTTCGTAGAGGTGTTTCTGCTGGTCATTCTGAAGGATCATTAGTTAATAGTCTTTCAAATTTAATAACTTTAAAAGCAAATTGTCCACAGTTTGATTCTACATTAAATAATATTGCTTATTTCAATCCTACTCTTTCTATTGGTGTCGGTACAATATCAGGATCTAATACAAATGTTTTATTTCCTATTGGAAATTCTACAAGATTACTTTCTATTCCAACTCAAAGTATATATTTACCAAACCATAAATTTAAAAATAATCAAAAAGTATTATTATCAAAACCACAATCTTCTTCACAATTAACTGTTAAAGATACTCCATCTGGATCATCTTTTAACTTACCTATAAGTGGAAATAGTCAATATGTTTATATAATTAATAAATCAAAAGATTATATTGGATTAGTTACTGAAGTTGGACTTACTACAACAACAAATGGATTATATTTTACTAATAATGGATCAGATAATTATCAATATAAATTAGAATCAGATTTTAATCAAGTTACTGGAGTATTACAAAAGGTTGAAACAAAAGTTTCATTATCAACATATCATGGACTAAGTTATGGTGATAAAATCGATTTAGTTGTAAATCCAAGTTTATCGGTTGGTATTGGAACTTCTTTAAGTATAAAATTAAAGTATAATGATCAATATGAAAAATTATTATTTAATCCAATTGGATTTACTTCAACTTCCGTCAATATTTCTAATAATACAATCAATATAATAAATCATAAATTATCAACTGGAGATAAAATTTTATATACTTCAGAAGACTTAGTTTGTAGTGGATTATCTAGTGGTAAATATTTTGTTTATAGAAATGACGATAACTCCATAAGTTTGTGTGAAACTTATATTGATACTTTTTCAAATCCACCAAATATAGTAAGCCTTGGTAGCACAGGAGGTAATTTACAAGAACTATCTTTAATTAATCCACAAGTAAAACTTTTTAGAAATAATAACTTAGTTTTTGATACTAGTGATTCTAGTTTAATTAATTCAAATTTAAAAATATTTTATGATTCAAATTTTATTAATGAATTTGTTTCTGTTGGAACAACTAATTCATTTTTAATTGAACAAACTGGAGAACCGGGGGTAGGAACTATATTTACGGACTCAAACATAACAATAAAATATAATCAAAAAATTCCAACAAAACTATACTATGCTCTTGAAAAAAATGGGACATTATTATCCAAAGACACTGAAGTAATTAATAATTCAGAAATATTGTATACTAATAGTCTCTATAATGGATCATACAATATATATGGAATAGGAACCACAACTTTTAATATTAATTTAAATGATGTACCAGAAAAATTATCTTACAAAAAGTCCGAATGTTTTGATTTATCATATACAACAAATTCCACCAATGATAGTGGACCAATTGACAAAATAAAAATTATATCTAGTGGATTTGGATATGATAGTTTACCTAATTTTGTTGGTGTTTCTACCATCAGTAGAGGTAAAAATGCAATTTTAAAATCAAAATCAAAATCAATAGGAAAAATAAATGATCTTCGTATTATTAATGAAGGTTTTGAGTATTCTTCAGATAAAACATTAAGACCAAAAGGAAAAATACCAACAGTTTTACAATTAGATAACAGCAGTAAATTAACTTCAGTTTCTGTTTTAAGTGGTGGAAGAAACTTTTTGTCTACTCCTATTTTAGAATTAGTAAATAATTACACTAGAAAAAAAGTTAATAGTGGTATTTTAATTCCAGTTGTAAAAAATAATACTATAGTAGAAGTTAACGTAGTTGAAGAACCGTTGGGATTGCAATCAGTAGACCATACCATATTTACTACAAATAACAGTAATGGAATTCAAGTTTCTAAAATTCTTTCTTATACTAATGGTATTGTTGAGTGTGAATTATCGACTCCACCTATTACTGGATTTTTAAATGTACCATTTAAACCTGGAGATAAAATATTTGTAGAAGGTATTTCAAAAGAATCCTTTACTGATGCATTAGGAAATACAACAACGCCTGGGAGTGGATTTAATTCTGTAGATCATGGATATGTATTTTTTACAGTAACTGAATTTAATAATACAGATCCAGCGATATTAAAATATGATATATCTAAATTTACAGATAATGCAGGTGTTCCTAAAACATTACAAACAAATTATAGTTTAATTGTAAATCAAAAAAATTATCCAATATTTAGTATTGAGAAATCTTTAGCACAATTTTATGATAATGAAACTTTATTTGTTAATGGTTTAGAAACTGATTTAACTGTAAGGTCTTCAAATTATGATATTCTTAAAATATCTGGAGAATACCCAGTTAAATTGAATGATTTAATTTACGGAAAAATCTCAGGAAATTCTGCAACTGTTTCTGCAGTTAATAATTTTGAAAAATATTTTAAAGTAGATTATTCTAACAAAAGAAATTTTGACTGGAAAAATGATTTTGGAAAACTTAATAATGAAACACAAGTAATACAAGATAGTGACTATTACCAAACTCTTTCATACACAATTAAAAGTCCAATTTCTTATGAAGATTCTAAAGATTTTGTATCTAGGATGGTTCATCCTGTTGGAATGAAAAATTTTGCAGATATGGACATTTTTTCAAATTCTAATGTTTCAATTGCTGCTACACAGAATCTTTTACAAGTTCTTGATTTTGTCTCAGAACAAAGAGTGGATGTTGTCAGAAATTTTGATCTTGTAACTGATTATGAACCATTTTCAAATTCTTCAAATGCCATAAAGTTTAGGTATAAAAAATTATCAGACTATATTGATTGTAAAACAAATAGAGTTTTGCAAATTGATGATATAAGTTCTAGATTTTCTAGTCAAGAATTTAATAGAGATGCTTTTACTGAAGTAATAGAATATCCAATTACAGATTTTTATTCTAAATTTTTAGTACAAGTTCATGATGAAGATAAACTAAGTTATCAGATCAGTGAAGTAGTAATCCTTAATAATTTTGATAATACATTTACACTTAATAAATCAGATTTATACACGTTAGAAAAATTAGGAGATTTTACTGGAGAATTTGCACCTTCTGGAGATCCAGTATTAAAATTTATTCCAACAGATCCATATACAACTAATTATAATATTAAAGTTCATAGAGAAAGTTTTTCTCCAAATCCATTTAACATTGGTGTAGGATTTACTGATCTTGGATTTGTAAGGCTAACATCAAAAACTGAAAGAATGCCAAGATCATCTGGAATAAAAACTGATATTTTTATAGGATTATCTTCTTCATTCAATACAATATATTCCAATATATTTGTTATGGATGAAGATACTTATGAAATGAATTATTTCGAAGTGATTGGATTTTATGATAGTAAAGATACGCACAAATCAGAATTTTATTTTGATACTTATCCCTCTATAGGTGGATTATCTCAAGGATTTATTGGTACTTTTGGACTTTTTGTTGAAAACAATATTATAAAACTGCAATTTACAAAAAATAATAATTTATCAAATATTTTAATAAAAGGAAAAACAGTTGGATTTGGTTCTACATCTGCAGGAATAGGTACATATAGATTTTTAGTTGCAGATCAACTTGAAGGTACAGAAAAAACTTCTAAACTAGAGTCTAAACAATACAAAGGAACTGGAATTTCAACATTTATATCATATAATGCAGATGTAGAGTCTTCAGTTAAATCTTTAGTCAAAGTAGGTATAGGTACAACAGTAACTTCTCTACAGCAAGTTTTAGTATTATCAGATCTCAATAGAGTTAATATTCAACAATATCCATTTGTTTCTGTTGGAAGCACTTCTGGTATAGGAACATTTGGTGTAACATTGAATAATAGTGTGGTTGATGTAATATTTTATCCAGACCCTCTATATTCTAGCAGTGAATACACAATTCAATCATTTAATCATTTTATGTTCTATGAAATTGATGAATTTAATATTCCAGAAGAATTAACTTATGGAACAGCAAAGGAGTCTTTTGATATATCATTTTACGGATCATTAAATGAGTTTGGAAAGGATAGATTAGATTTTGATTTAAACTATGAAAGAATTCCAATTTTTGAAAAAGTTTTTAATCCAAAAAATTCAAGTTTATTAGATTTGAGCACTGGAGTCTTTAAAATAAAAGATCATTTCTTCCAAACTGGAGAAGAATTAATATATACGCCTTCCTCAACTCTTATTGGAGTTCCTGGTGAACCACTTGGAATAGGTTCAACCTTAGTTAGTGGTACAACATTAATTGGAGATATTATAATTGGATTCTCAACAATTACAGGTGTTGGTTCAACTATTGGAATATCTACAAATGGTACTATAATTTTGGGTTCATCTATCCCAGATAATACTCAGATAATAGGAATAGGTAGAACATATACTTATTTTGTTGGTAATGTAGTTTCTTCTGGTTCATCGATAATAACTGGAGTTGCTAATACTCTTGCTCTAAAAGTTGGATCTGGAATTTATTCTGGAAATAATATTTCTTTAGGAAATATTACATCAATTGGAATTAATTCAATAACTTCTTCAGTAACTATAAGTGAAGGTGATGATAGAATATATTATTCTACAGATAACAATATATCACTTACTTTATCCAATGTTGCAACAGCCACTACAATTAGACAAAATTATATAACTGGAATAGTGACAGATATTTGTCCAGAAAAAGTTTATACAATTAAACTTAGTAAAGATACTTTTAAATTAACGGGAACTTTAGGTCAAACTGGAGCAGGTTTTACTTTTACATCTTCAGGATCTGGAAATATTCATAAACTAGAGATGAAAAAGAAATTAGAAAAATGTTTAATAACTGTTGATGGAGTAAATCAATATCCATTAATTCGTACGCCACTACAATTTTCAATTAAAAATAATGGAAATCCTATAGGATCTGCAACTACATTCATTACTTTAAGTGGCATTTCTTCAATATCTCCAAGAGATCTATATCAAGTAGATGATGAATTTATGTATATTAACAATGTTGGATTGGCAACAGAAAATAATGGATTTGGACCTATAACTGGAATTGGAACTATTCCAGTTATAGAAGTTAAGCGTGGATGGGTTGGAACTGCTGCGACTACTCATGATGATAATTCAATTGGAAGAATTTATAAGGGTGCATATAATATTGTTGGTAATAGAATATGGTTTACAGAAGCTCCTGATGGAAGAGGAAATAACAATAGATTGAATAGTAGTTTATTGCCTTTTGCGAAATCAACATTTAATGGGAGAGTATATTTAAGACAAGATTATTCAACTAATAAAATTTATGATGATGTATCAGAAAATTTTAATGGAATTGGTAGAACTTTTACTGTTAAAAAAGATGGTGAAAATACTACAGGAATAGAAATTGGTAGTGGATTAGTCTTTATTAATGATGTTTTTCAGACTCCAGACACTGAAAATAATGCTGGCAATAATTATACATTTTCAGAAAATTCTGGAATAACAAGCATTACATTTACCTCTGTATCAAGACCAACTCCACCATATGACATTTTAATATCCGAATATGATGTTAATCAAAATCAAGTTCCAAGAGGAGGTCTTATTGTATCTCTTGGATCTACTGGAGGATTAGGATATGCTCCTTTAGTTGGCGCTTCTGTTACTGCTATACTAAATTCTGGATCTATAGTTTCAATAGGAATAGGAACAAGTGGTTCTTTTGGATCGGGATATACAGGTAATGTATCTATAGGTGTTACAGACTCTACAGGAAATGGTGCAAATGTAACTGCAACTGTTGGTCTTGGCGGAACATTAATTTTTAATGTCGTTTCTGGGGGATTTGGGTATTCTAATCCAGAATTTATTATTAGTGATCCCTCATATCAAGATTTGCCAATTGTTGGAGTTTCTAGATTATCGGTTGGAAATACAACGACTACTGGTATAGGATTGTCTATAACAGTTCAAGTTGGACCAAGTGATTCTGTTGGTATAGGATCTAGCTATTTTGAAGTTAAGTCTTTCAAAATAACAAAACCAGGATATGGATTTTCTCGTGGAGATGTTTTTGAAGTTGTTGGATTAGTAACTGATTCCAGATTAAATTATCCCATAGAACCATTCAGACTCGTTGTTGATGAAATATTTACAGACTCATTTGCTTCTTGGCAAATGGGAGAATTTGATTATATTGATAGTATTAAACCTTTACAAGATGGAGTTAGAACTAGATTTCCATTGTACAGAAATAATGAATTATTAAGTTTTGAAGTTGATAGAAATGATATTGAAGCATCTCAAATAGATTTTAATTCACTCTTATTGATATTTGTTAATGGTGTGATGCAAGAACCAAACGTATCTTATACTTTTGAAGGTGGAACAACATTTAGATTTAAAGAACCCCCTGTACAGACTGATAATATAGCAATATTCTTCTACAGAGGAACAAGAGGTGTTGATAGTGACATTATTAATATTAATGAAACTATTAAGGTTGGAGATACTATTAAAATAAACAAAAATAATAACATTTTTGGCACAATACCTCAAGATGAAAGAATTGTATCTTTAATACAGTCTGCAGATACAACAGAAACTGGAATTTATCTTGGAGATGGAATAGATGAAAATAATTTTAAACCTTTAGATTGGTTTAAGCAAAAAAGAGATTTAATTGTAAATGAATCTTTTGAATATAAGTCAAGAGATTCATTAGAAGCACTGGTATTTCCAAGTGCAAAAATAATAAAAGATTTATCTACAAAAGATAATTCAATTTTTGTTGATGATTCAACACTATTTAATTATGAAGAAAATGAATCTACATTAGAAATACAAAAGTTTTCTGCATTAGTTTTACCTCATTCTAATTTTTCCCCAGGAAAAATAACTGCCGTGGTAGACAATAACAGCACTGACATATCTTCATTGATAATTGAAAATGGTGGTAGTGGATATACTGGAAATTCAGTTGTTTTAAAAATTTCCAATCCTAAAAAAATTGGTATTGGTATAGGAACTACCGCAACTGCTACTGTCACTGTGTCTGCTGCCGGTACTTTAACAAGTCCAATAACAATATCAAATCCAGGATTTGGTTATACCTTTATCCCACAGGTTTTAATACCAGAACCAGAAACAATTGGTGAAATGTTAGACGACATTCAACTTGTTGAGGGATTTTCGGGAATTATAACTGGAATTACTACTAGTGTTGGCACAAATGGAAATCCATTGGCAATAAATTTCCAAGTTAAATTTGATCCAGAAAGTATAATCAGTGGATTATTGCCAGGTTATCCTATTTTTGTTTTTGATACAACCGTTGGTAATGGAATTACATCTATAGATAATGGAGACTTAAATGTAGTAGGAATTGGTACAACTTTTGTAGATAACATATATTATGTTCACAATATTACAGAAAATAATTTAAGAGGTTTAATTGTTAGTAATATTTTATCATCAACTGATTTATCAGGACTAAGTACTTCTGGAGTTGATATTTGTGGTAGATTCTCTTGGGGAAAATTATCTGGATTTAAGAGATCTTCTAATCCGATTTCAATAGGAGTTAGTGGATATACTATCAACTCTGGACTTACAACATTCCATTCAATACAAAGAAGAAAGTATGGATTGAGAGATAGTGGATCGCTGATAAAACAGTTCCCAGAGGGATCTTTATAATTAATATCTTAAATATCAATTATAAATATAGAAAAAAGCTAAAAATATAAAATGGCGGCAATTGTAACAGACCAATTTAGAATTTTAAATGCTAATAATTTTGTAGAATCTGTACAAAATAGTGACAATTCATATTATGTATTTTTAAGTTTGCCTAATCCATCAATTGTTGGATTCGGTAGATCTGAGTCTTGGGATGATAGTGTACCAAATCCTATTGATAATTTAGATTATTTAAGTCATGTAAGAGATACTATTATATTTGGTAAGAAAATTTCTCCCAATGACATTAGAAGATTAGTAAAAAGAGTTAATTGGGAGCAAGGAAAAATCTATGAAATGTATAGGCATGATTATAGTATTTCAAATCGTTCTCCACAGACAAACTCCGCACGGTTATACGATGCAAACTACTACGTAATTAATAGTGATTACAGAGTTTATATCTGTATTAGTAATGGATCTAGTGCTACCAATCCATTAGGTAATTTTTCTCAAGATGAACCAACTTTTATTGATTTAGAACCTTCTAGAGCTGGTGAAAGTGGAGATGGTTATATTTGGAAATATCTTTTTACAGTTTCTCCAAGCGATATCATTAAGTTTGATTCTATTGAATATATTCCTGTTCCAAATAAATGGTTAACAAGCACTGATTCGCAAATACAGTCTATTAGGGAAAATGGAAACTCTAACGTAAATGATAATCAAATAAAGACTGTATATATCGATTCGGAAGGATCTGGTTATAATACTACAGAAAGTGAACTTGATATTATTGGAGATGGAAGTGGCGCAAAAGTTATTGTCGATGTTGTTGGTGGAAAAATAACAAATACTACAGTTTCATCTGGTGGAAAAGGATATACATATGGAAGAGTTGATTTATCTTCTATAAATTCTGGAGCAACTTCTTTTGCCAAATTAATTCCAATTATTCCTCCAGAAAAGGGGCATGGTAGTGATATATATTCCGAATTAGGAACTGATAAGGTTTTAATTTATGCTCGTTTTGATGATTCAACAAAAGATTTTCCAATAGACACAAGATTTTCTCAAATTGGAATTATTAAAAATCCATGTAGAGTTGGATCATATTCTTCAATATTCTTAGAAAATCAATTTTCTGGTTTATACTCTATTAAAATGAATTCAGTATCTAATCCAGAAGATGCCGTGCCTGGTAATAAAATATATCAAACTATCGCTGGAGTTGGAACTGCTATTGGATATATCGCTTCTTATGATATAGAAACTAAAGTATTGAAATATTTTGTAGATAGATCTTTATATTATAATACTCTTTCATACGATCAAAAAGATTCAAGAAGAGTTTCAATAGAATCTAAAAAAGTGGACTTTTTACCTTCTTCAGGAACAATAATTTCAGATAATAGTTTTACTGGTTCTCCAGATCCAACATTTACAGGAATTAGTACCACAGTGTCTTTGACAAAAAGAGTAAATTTAGCAACTAATTTTACAAATGGTTTCTCTCCTCCAGAGATAAATAAATCAACAGGACAAATTATTTACTTGGATAATAGACCAACAGTTTCTAGAAATCCAAGACAAAAAGAAGATATTAAAATTATCCTGGAATTCTAAAAATGACACAAAAAACAAATTTAAACATTTCACCATATTATGATGATTTTGATCAGGAAAAAAATTACTATAGGGTTCTTTTTAAACCAGGATTTCCAGTTCAATCAAGAGAACTGACTACTTTACAATCAATTTTACAAAGTCAAATTTCATCTTTTGCTAATCATATCTTTAAAGATGGATCAGTTGTTATTCCTGGAAATATTTCATATGATCCAAATTATTACGCAGTCAAATTAAATCCTAAACATTTAGGATTAGACGTAGGATTATATATTAACGAATTAATTGGAAAAAAAATATCCGGACAAACAAGCGGAATAACTGCTATTGTAAAAAATATTATTACAAACTCACAATCTGAAGAAGGATACTACACTTTATATGTAAAATATTTAAATTCCGACACATCTTTTAAAATTAATACTTTTTCGGATGGAGAAACCTTAATAACACAAGATACTTTTTCTTATGGTAATACGAGTATTGTTTCTGGGGAGACAATATGTAGTTTAATAAGTTTAAATTCAACTGCAACTGGTTCTGCAGTTTCAATTTCAAAAGGAATATATTACGTTAGAGGAACGTTTGTAAATGTTGATGATTATACTTTAATTCTAGATCAATATACAAATACACCATCATACAGAATTGGATTAGAGGTTATTGAAGAAATAATAGATTCTCAGAATGATAATAGTTTATATGATAATGCAAGAGGGTTCGCAAATTTTTCAGCTCCAGGATCTGATAGGCTAAAAATATCTACAATATTAAATAAAAAATCATTAAATGATTATAATGATAAAAATTTTATAGAAATATTAAGAGTTACTAATGGTATAGTTAAAAAAATACAAGATACGAACACATATTCATTAATAAAGGAATATATTGCTAAAAGAACATATGAAGAATCTGGAGATTATTCACTGATTCCTTTTGATATTGAAATCAATAATTCTCTTAATGATAAAATTTCTTCAGATGGATTATTTTTTAGTGAGCAAAAAACAGATCAAGGAAATACCCCAAATGATAATCTTCTTTGTGTTAAAGTTTCACCAGGAAAAGCATATGTAAGGGGATTTGATATTGATAAATCATCAACTTCTATCTTAGATATAGAAAAACCAAGGGATGTTGAATTTATAAAAACATTTGGAATTCCCTTTGAAATGGGAAATCTTGTTAAGATTAATAATGTATCGGGAACTCCATTATTGGGTTTAGATAATAATTTTTATGTCAATCTCCAAAATCAAAGAAAATCTTCAACAACTGTTGGTTCCGGAATAACTATAGGAAATGCAAGAATATATTCTTTTTCATTAGCGGATTCTTCATATTCTAATCAATCTTCAGAATGGAATTTATATCTATTTGATATTCAAACTTATGAGGTTTTAACTTTAAATCAACCTTTAAATTCATCAGAGTGTCCAGAAACTTCTTATGTTAAAGGATTAAGCAGTGGTGCATCCGGTTATGTAGTTTCACCTCCAAATGGGGTAGAGGTTACTATAACACAAACATCTGGAACATTTTCCACTGGAGAACAGTTAGAAATAAATGGATCTAAATTTCTTTCAAGAACAGTATCCGCAATTAAGAGATATTCAATTCAAGATATAAAATCTTTATACCAAAATAAAAATATTACCGGATTAAGTACATCATTTACAGCAGATACTGTTCTTCAGAGCAAAATAGGATCTAATTTTAGTATATCTGATCAAATTGAAATATCTTCATCTGGAATAGCCTCATGTGCAGGAAGAAACTTTGTTGGAATAAAAAGTGATACAATAATTAGATACAGAAGAGTTGGATTTTTAACAGAGACTTATAACAGAATTGTATCTGTTTCTTCTGATGGGTTATATGCATCTCTTGCAGGAGTTTCGACCGTAAATCAAGTTTGTGATGGTGGAGTACCAACTACAATAACAAATGTTCCTTTTACATTTGGTGATCCTACTATTTTATACTCAGAAAAATCTTCATTGTATTCTCCATTAGGACATAAAAATATTTCTGAACTTGATTTATCTAATTCAAACTTAAAATTAACAAAACAAATAAAAGGAAAATCTAGTGGTAGTTTGGGGTCTTTATCTATAGGTTTGGCAGATGTTGGACTAACTAGTTCATTTTATGAACCATATGATTCTGAAAGATATTCTATTTTTTATGAAGATGGATCTATTGAAAATTTGTCTAATAACAATGTATCATTAGACCCTGGATTATCATTAGTGACTTTTTCTGGATTAAAACCAAATCAAAATAATATTACTATTAATACAACAATTCAAAAAAATTCTATTATTAGTAAACAAAAATTATATGTTAGAAGTGAAAAATTAGAGGTTAATAAGATATCTTCCGCAGTCTTAACCTCAATTTCTGGGTTAAGTACAAGTAATTATTACGGTTTAAGAGTTGATGATAAAGAAATATCATTAAATGTTCCAGATGTATCTAAAATAGTAGCGATATACGAATCTTTAAATACTTCATCTCCAGTACTAGACAAATTAAGTTTTAACACCTCATTAAATTTGGATAGTTCATCTATTTTAGGTGAACAAATTATTGGTTCTTCAAGTGGTGCAATTGGTCAATTAGTTACAAAATATTCTTCATCTGAAATTGAATTTGTTTACTTGAATACTAATAAATTTATTAATGGGGAAACAGTTCGTTTTCAAGAGTCTAATATTGTTGGATCTATACAATTTATAACTGTTGGAAATTATTTGGATAGAACTCAAGATTATATTTTAGATAATGGACAAAAAGAACAGTATTATGATTATTCCAAATTAATTAGAAAAAACAATTTTAGTATACCAACAAAAAAATTGTTGATAATTTACGATTGCTATCAAGTTCCCTCTAATGATTCTGGAGATCTTTACACAGTACAGAGTTATGGTAAAGAAAGGTATAATAAAGATGTTCCTATCTTAAATAATAATACTAGATTATCAGATGTCATTGATTTTAGACCAAGAGTTTCTAAATTCACAAACTCTTCTTCTTCGCCATTTGCATTTACATCAAGAGATTTTTCAATTTCAGGTTTAAATCCAACCATAATTCTTTCACCAAATGAAAGTGCAAATATTGGATATTATTATTATTTACCAAGAATAGATAAACTTGTTTTAAATAAAAATGGAAATTTTTCTTTGGTAAAGGGAATTTCTTCTATAAATCCTAAGATTCCATCTTCAATTGATGAATCAATGGATATTGCAACTATTGAACTTCCAGCATATTTATATAATACTTCCGATGCTAAAGTTAAATTAATTGACAATAGACGTTATACTATGAGAGATGTTGGAAAATTAGAACAAAGAATAGAAAATTTAGAAAATTTGTCTTCGTTATCTTTATTAGAAATAGATACAAAATCTTTGGAAATCAAAGATTCTGATGGATTTTCTAAATTTAAATGTGGATTTTTTGCGGATGGATTTAAAAATACATCTTTTATTGATGTTGAGAATGGAATTTCTAAATTTTCAATTAATAATAATCTTGAAGAGTTGGAATCAGATATTTCACTATACTCTTTAAAATCTGAAATTTCATTATCTTCTGCAACAAATATAGAAAATGCAGATTTTTCTGCAGATTTAACACTTTCAGATCCAAATGTTAAAAAAACCGGAGATTTAATTACTTTAAATTATGCAGAAGTAGATTGGGTTGACATTTCTCAAAATTTTGCTACAAAAGAAGAATCAATAAATCCATTTTCAAATGTTAATTATAATGGAAACATTAGATTATACCCATCATCGGATACTTGGGTTAAAACTGTTCTTAGTGAAACTGGATCTATAGTTAGATCAGAAAATGATTGGAAAAATACTTATATTTCAAATTTAGTTACTGGAAGCCAATATAGTGATTATACAAGATCCAGAAATGTGGAATTTTCTGCAAGTGGATTGATACCTAAAACTCAATATTACTCATTTTTAGATGGAAATACTAATATAGATGTAATTCCAAAATTACTTCAAATTTCCATGTCTTCTGGAATTTTTCAAACTGGTGAGGATGTTAATGGTTACATAGGAAATGAACTTGTATGTTGTTTTAGATTGGCGACACAAACTCATAAGTATGGTCTTTATAATTCTCCATCTGAAGTTTATTCAGAAAATCCATATAATCCTGCAGCAAGTTTTACTAATTATTCTTCTTCATCTACAATTCTTAATATTGATACAAAATCTTTATCAGATAATTCGAGTGGTAAATATTTTGGATATACCCCAACTGGAATGGTATTAATTGGAAAAACATCAAAAGCACAAGCTACTGTAATTCCACAATCTTTAATTTCAGATAGTTTTGGAGATTTAATAGGTTGTTTTTATATTAGAAATCCATTATCTAATCCAACACCTCCAGTTTTATTTAAAAGAAATTCTAAATCATTTAGATTATCTTCTAGTTCAACAAATTCTAGTTCTATTTCTATTAGTTATACAGAAACTACTTTCTTTGCTTCTGGGATTTTAAATTCATCCACTTATTCCGAAAGTATATCTGTCAGAAAATCTCCACCAGCTTTGCCATTAAATGCTTTAAGGAAAGATCCTTTTTCTCAAACATTTAGAACTGATAATGATGGAGGATTTTTAACTAGTGTAGATCTTTTCTTCTCAAATAAAGATTCTGCAGAAAAATTATTTGTAGAAATTAGAGAATGTGATATTGGTGGTGTTCCAAAAGATCAACTAGTTCAAGATTTTGCTAGAGTGGAAGTTTTACCATCTCAGATAGCAGTATCTTCAGATGCCTCAGTTCCAACTAATATAAAATTTAAATCTCCAATATATCTTCAACCAAATAAACAATACGCAATATCAATTTTCTGCCCTACGTCATCAAATTATAAAGTTTGGATTGCAGAATCAAATAATCCTACTGTTACTACTTCTTCCTTACCCGCTGTTCTCCAAACAATATATTCAAATAACTACACAGGAGGACATTTATTCAAACCTCAAAATGGATCAGTATGGAATTCAAGTTTATCTGAAGACTTATGCTTTAAATTTAAAAAAGCTCAATTTGTTAGTAAATCTGGGACAATTTATTTCCACAACCCATCATTATCAATTGGAAGTACCCATGGTAGATACGATTCAAATATTCAAAATTTAATAAAAAACCCATTAAAGGCACTTCCTAGAAAACTTGTAGTTGGAATCATAACTTCTTCAAATATCTCTAATGTACTTTCAGTAGGTACAAAAGTGCTTGAGGGAACGAATTTTGGATACATTGAAAAAATAGGGGGTAATATAGGTATTATTACATCAACTAATACAGGAATTGGATATTCAAATGGATCTTTCACTTCTGTACCATTATATACAATAACAGGTTCTGGCAATGGTGCTACTGCAAATATAACTTTCATAAATTCAAAAGTATCTACAGTATCTATTGCTAATACTGGATCTGGATATGTTGTTGGAGATGTTTTGGGAATTACTACAAGTGCTGTAAATAAAGGTAAAGGAGCAACTATAACAGTTTCATCAACTATTAATTCCGATACTTTATATTTAACTAACGTTCAGGGTCAATCTTTTACTCAAGGGAATGTCATTTCATATTATGATGGTTCTACAAATGTTTCTCTATCTGGAACTACTGTTAGAGGTCAAACATATGTAGAAGATGATTTGTATACAGGAAATGTATTTGAAGTTACTCAATACAATCATAGTATGCATTCTGATAATAATATTCTTTCCATTTCTGGAGTATTTCCGGATACTATTCCTGAACTATTAACTGCGTCATTACCTTCAACAACTTTAACAATATCTGTTGCAAATACAGCAAATTTTGTTAATTTTGAGGGTAGTCAAGTTAGTGGATCTAATCTTGGATATGTATTAATAAACAATGAAATAATTTCTTATAGTGGAATAACAGTTGGTGGATTAACAATTAATAAAAGATCTGAAAATGATTCAATATTCAGAATTCATCAAGTTAATGATTTAGTATACAAATATGAAATAAATGGAATTTCTCTTACAAGAATTAATACTGCACACAATATGCCTACAAATTCGTTATTGAAATCAATTAGAGATTTGGATAGATATCATATCGAATTTAATAGAGACGATAAACCTTTATTGAGTTTTATTGAAGAAAAAAGTTTTGGTGGATCTCACTGTCAAGCAACACAAAATTATCAATTCAATTCAATTATACCCCAATTTAATTTAATTTATCCAAATCAAACTAATGTTTTTGCATCATTGAGAACAGTTTCTGGAACAAGTTGTTCTGGAAATGAGACTTCTTTCTTAGATCAAGGGTTTGAAAGTGTAGAATTAAATGCAGTAAATAATTTATCTTCTCCTAGAATGGTATGTTCAAGAATAAATGAACTTAATAATCTTTCTGATTCTGTATTTAAAAATAATAAATCATTAACACTAGGAATTACTTTAGAAAGTGAATCCTCAAATGTTTCTCCAGTAATAGATACTTCAGAATCTGCTACATTTATTTTTATTAGAAACAGAATAAACAGTCCTGTAAAAAATTATGTTTCTGATTCTACATCTCATGATATCATATTTGATCCACATCAGTTCTGCTATGTTTCTAAAAAAATATCTCTAAAAAAACCGGCAACTTCTTTAAAAGTTATTTTAAACGCTTATAGGAGTTCTCAAAATGAATTTAGAGTTTATTACAGATTATTTAAATCTGATTCTGATCAGATATCTCAATCTTATAATCTTTTCCCAGGATATAATAATTTAAAAGATATTGATGGGGATAATATTGGAGATCTTATTATAGACACATCTCTAAATGATGGTCTTTCTGATATATTTGTTAATCCAAGTACTTTTAATGAATTTTTAGAATATCAATATACTGCAAATGAATTAGAAGAGTTTAATGCATTTTCTATTAAAATAGTTGCAAATGGATCAAATGAAGCAGATACTCCAAGATTTACAGATATTAGAGCAATCGCATTAGCATAATGTTAAAAATAGAAGGACATGGAAATTTATTTAGAGATGAAAATAATAATGCAATTATAAATTGCAATGATTTTGAATATGAGGAATATATTAAACTAAAAAATGAAAGAAAAAATAAAAAAAATGAAATAAAAGAATTGAAGAAAGAAGTAAATTACCTTAAATCTTTAGTAGAGGAACTTATCAATGAAACCAGAAGAAATCAAAATTGAAAGTATTGATAAACTTTTCGAATATGAAAAACATTGTAGAATAATTGAAGAGTTGGATTTTAATGATCTTAAAAATTTTGCTAAACTTTATTGCAAACTTTATTTAAAGCAACAAGAAGTTATTTCTTCTCTAGGGGCATTGTAGTATAAATATAGTTTAGGTAATTAAAAATTGGAGGATACCTTATGTCTAGTGAAATTGACATTAATTCATTAGTAACAATCTATAATCAAAAAATTTCTTCACTAATTAATGAAAATATTATTTTGGAGGCAAAATTACTTCTTTTGGATAAAGAATTAAGAGAAACAAAGAAGTTATTTGAAGAAAGTAATAAAAAATAAGTATCAATATAGTAAACAATTATAGGTCATATTAATGGCAAAACCATCAAGTAGACAAGAATTAATTGATTATTGTCTTAGACGCTTGGGTGCTCCAGTATTGGAAATAAACATAGATGATGATCAAATAGATGATCTTGTCGATGATGCCTTACAATATTTCAATGAAAGGCATTTTGATGGAGTTGAAAAAATGTTTTTGAAGTATAAAATAACAGAAGATGATATTAATAGAGGTAAAGGATCTATATCAAATGGATCTGGTGTTGGAGTAACTACTACCACTGCGACTACTTCTATAAATGGGGTTCCAACCTCATTTAACTTTTATGAATCTTCAAATTATATTCAAGTTCCAGACTCTATAATAGGAATAGAAAAAATTTTTAAATTTGATACTAGTGATATTTCTGGAGGAATGTTTAGTATCAAATATCAATTATTTTTGAATGATTTATATTATTTTAATTCAGTTGAACTTTTACAGTATTCAATGGTTAAATCATATCTTGAAGATATTGATTTTCTTTTAAAAACGGATAAACAAATTAGATTTAATAAAAGGCAAAATAGATTATATTTAGATATTGAATGGTCAGCACAAAAAAAGGATACTTATTTAATAATAGAGTGTTATAGAATTTTAGATCCGAATGATTTTACAAAAGTATACAATGATAGCTTTCTAAAAAAATATTTAACTTCTTTAATTAAAAAGCAATGGGGACAAAATTTAATTAAGTTTAGAGGTGTTAAACTTCCGGGAGGAATTGAATTGAATGGGAGAGAAATTTATGAAGATGCTTTACGAGAGTTAGAAGATATCAAAAATAGTATGGTTCTTGAATATGAATTACCACCTCTAGATTTTATAGGATAATGGCACTAAATCCATTTTTTATACAAGGGTCTAAATCTGAACAAAGATTAATTCAGAATTTAGTTAACGAACAATTAAAAATATATGGGGTTGAAGTTACTTATATTCCCAGAAAATTTGTAAGAAGAGATAGAATACTCAGAGAAATTACTTCTTCCAAGTTTGATGATAGTTTTTTAATAGAAGCATATGTAAATAACTATGATGGTTATGGTGGTGCGGGAGATATTTTAACCAAATTTGGAATGTCTTTAAGGGATGAATTATCCCTTGTAATTTCAAGAGAAGTTTTTGAAAACTTTATTGCACCATTTTTAAAATCAGAAAATGATGATGAGATTCCGGAAGAAGTTTCTCATAGACCTAAAGAGGGTGATTTAATTTATTTTCCTTTAGGAAAAAGATTATTTGAGGTAAAATTTGTTGAACATGAGCAACCTTTTTATCAATTAGGTAAAAATTATGTGTATGAATTAAAATGTGAATTATTTGAGTATGAAGATGAAATTCTTGATACAACTATTGAAGAAATTGATGATCTTTCGGAAGGTTCTATTACTACTTTAAATTTATTAGGTATAGGAAAAACTGCCCTTGCTTCTGCTACAATTGGAACAGGATATGTTAGAGAAATATTCATTAATAATGACGGAAGTAAGTACAAATATACACCAACAATAACATTTTCTCCTTCTCCAGTTAGTGGTGGAACTGCTATCGGAATTGGAATTTTAACCACAGTCGGCGGTGTTACTTCCCTAGAAAAAATTCTTTTAACTAGTTCTGGATATGGATATACAGAAGCACCTACAATAAAAATTACTGATGGTGGTGGGTCTGGCGCTGCAGCAACTTGTTCTATAGAAACTGTTCGTAGTGGAGTTACCTCAATAACTGTAACAGATTTGGGAGATGGTTATCCTATCAATCCATTGATTATTTTATCAACTCCACTGGATGAAGTTGGATATGGAATTACTGCTACTGCAGTTTCATTTATAAATAATGAAACTAATTCTCTGTCTTCAATAAAAATATCCAATCCTGGTATTGGATATTCTCAAGCACCTATAGTTACTGTTACAAATCCACCATTAATAACAGGAATAGGAACTTATTTGTTTAATGAAATAGTTATTGGATCTCAATCTGGAGCAAAAGGAAGAGTTAAATCTTGGAATGCAGTTACTGGAGAACTAAAAATTTCAGTAACAGATGGAAAATTTACTCCAGGTGAGACTGTTGTTGGATATGCTTCTTCAGCAATTTATACAATAGATACATATGATAGAAAAACAATATCTGATAAATATAGTCAAAACGATGAGATTGAAGAAGAAGCAGATCTCATATTAGATTTTTCACAGTCAAATCCATTTGGTGTCTATTGATGTTAGGAACTTATTTTTATCACGAAATTATTCGCAAAACAGTTGTTTCATTTGGAACTGTTTTTAATCAGATTTATATTAAGCACAAAGATGCTAATTCCGATGTTATTAGTGACATGAGAGTTCCTCTTGCATATGGTCCTATGCAAAAGTTCTTAGCTAGAATAGAACAACAACCAGATTTGAATAAACCCATTCAAATCACATTACCTAGAATGTCATTTGAATTGAACGGTATTGAATATGATCCAACAAGAAAAAGTACTGTGACTCAAACGTTTTCGTCTGTTGGATCTAACGATAAGATAAGAAAGGTATATATGCCCGTTCCTTATAATTTAAGGTTTGAATTGAATATTTTAACTAAAATAAATGATGATATGCTTCAAATAATTGAACAGATATTACCATTTTTTCAACCTTCTTTTTCATTGACAGTTGATTTAATAGATTCTATTGGAGAAAAAAAGGATATTGCAATTGTTTTGGACAGTATTAATATTCAAGATGATTACGAAGGAGATTTAACTACTAGGAGGGCATTGATTTATACATTACAGTTTACAGCTAAAACCTTTATGTTTGGTCCAATTGCGGACGATCCTGAAGGTCTTATTCGCAAAGTTCAAGTTGATTACTATTCGACTACAAATACAAATACTGCTAAAAGAGAGGTAAGATATATTGTTACACCAACTGCTAAAAAAGACTATGATTCAGATTCCTCGGCGTCTTTACAAGAAGATATAAATCTTTCAGAACAAAATTTAAATTTAAATGATGCTTCGGCAATTTCTTCTGGAGATAGAATTATTATTGATAGTGAAATTATGTATGTAAAATCAAAATCAGGAAACATGATAATTGTCAAAAGAGGATATGATAATACTAAATCTTCTGAGCATAGTGCAGGAACAGAAATTAATATTTTATCTTCAGTTGACAATTCACAAATAGTTCCTGGAGATGATTTTGGGTTTAGTGAAGAAACAACATTTTTTACTGATGGTTCAACATACAGTCCTACTAGAAAAATTGATATATAATACCATGGCCGATAACTTTAAATCTATTGGAAAAAGTCTTAATGTAGACAATCAATTTTCAGATTCAAATATTATAAAATCTTCAGAAAATATTGATATTGTTAAAAATGAAGATAATGATGTACAAAAAGATTATGAGTATACTAGGGCAAATTTATACTCATTAATAGAAAAGGGTCAAGAAGCAATAAATGGAATTATGGAATTAGCGGGCGAAGGAGGTAGCCCAAGAGCATATGAAGTTGCTGGACAATTAATAAAAAATGTAGCAGATACTACAGATAAACTTATAGATTTGCAAAAGAAATTAAAAGAAGTTTCTAATGAAACTATTAAAACAACAAATGTTACAAATAACGCACTATTTGTTGGATCAACATCAGAACTATCAAAATTATTAAAACAAGGTTTTCTAAATAATAAAGAGTAAATGTATATTTTTAATGAGTTGGTCTAAGGATTATAAGAAATCAATAGACTGTGATAATCCAAGAGGATTTTCACAGAGATCTCATTGTGCGGCTCGTAGAAAAAGAAAAAGAGGTGAAGAAACTAGATCTAAATCACTTTTTAGTGAGGGAACTTTGCATCATTGGTATCAAGGATCTGAATCTGAAGGAGGAAAACCAGGTTGGGTTCAATCTGATGGTTCTCCATGTGCAAATGAACCAGGAGAAACTAAAACTCCTAAATGTTTTAGTAGTGGAAGATTGAGAGCATTAAAAAGAAAAGGAAAAAAAGGTCTTTCATTAATTAAATCAGCAGTTCGTCGTAAGCGTCAAAAAGATAAAGGACAACAAGAAAAATCCGGAGCAGCAGCACCCACAAATGTTCCAACCTTTGCAAAAGGTAAAAAAGATAAAAATTACGTTAAATCTGAACCAGGAATTAAGGAATCAATGGAACTTAACGAAGCAAAAAAAGATAGACCAGGTAAAGGTAGTGGTACAAAAGACGCTTGTTATCATAAGGTAAAATCAAGATATGATGTTTGGCCAAGTGCTTATGCATCTGGAGCACTTGTTAAATGTCGTAAAGTTGGTGCTGCAAATTGGGGAACCAAAACAGAAGAAGCAACAACATCTTTAAATTATGATTGGGATACGCCAATTCGTGAAAGACCTGATAGATATTGTCCAAAATGCGAAAAATTAGAATTAAGACATGAATGTAAATATGGTCCAAAATATTGGGATTTATATTCATTACCGGCAGAAATAATTCAAAATAAAAAAGATTATAGTGTAACTATGCCATATGCAGTACCAAATTCAGTTTCAGTTTCACCATCATTATCTTTAAATCAAATGAGATATAATTCAACTAGACCTCATCCCGCAAATGAAGAAAAAGATCACGAGTATTCAATGGCTCGTTCTGAACTTTCTACTATCATTTCGGCAGCAAAAAGATTAAAGAAAAAAATGAAGGGTGAAGGCGGAATTGAGGCATGGGTTCAATCAAAAATTACAAAAGCAGCAGATTATATTGATACTGCAGCAGACTACTTGGAAAGTGGAGAACATAAGATAGAATCTGTTTCTATTGAAGATTCTAATGGAAGGCACTACGCAGAATTTATTGATATAATTAAGGTAGAACCACTAAAGCCCTCAAGAGGTATAGGTAGTAGACTTCTTGGAGAAGGATCTAAAAAATGCTGGAAGGGATATGAAAAAAAGGGATCACAAGAGATATTTGGGAAAAGATATAATAGATGTGTTAAAAGCGAAGAGTACTCGGATTGGAGGAAAGAATTATTTGAGCAGGGAAATTATATAATGCCTAGTGCAAGTCAATCTGGTGCTTATTCGGGTGGAATCAAAGGACGTGCTTATAAAGTAGGAGACACAATTCCGACGAGTGCTACAAAACCAAAACCACAATTAAATTTAAAGGCAATTAGAGATGCTGGTGATAAGTATGGAAAAACAACATTTAATGAAGACTGGCAATCAGCAAATCGTAAAGATAGAACTGATGGAATGAGTCGTAAAACAGTTAAAAAATATCGTGATGAAAATCCAGGTTCAAAACTTCAGACTGCAGTAACTGAGAAGAAACCAACAGGAAAAAGAGCAAAGCGTCGTGCAAACTTCTGCCGTCGTATGAAAGGCATGAAGTCAAAACTGACTTCTGCAAAAACTGCAAGAGATCCTGATTCAAGAATTAACAAAGCACTACGTCGTTGGAACTGTAACTAAAATGAAATCCTTTCAACAGTTTATTTCAGAAAGTATCACTATCAATGGTGATTTCAATGGAACTCTAAATGTAGGTTCCTCTCAACCAGAACAAGCAACCGAGTCTTTCTTTGCCGACGTTGTTTGGGAAGGGAAGATGTATCGTT